TATTTTATATAGAAATAACACCTCCTTATAGTTTCAACTAATTGTATATATTTTATATAGAAATAACACCTCCTTATAGTTTCAACTAATTGTATATATCTATGCTATTTGTCTTAAATTATATTCGTTTAGGATGGCATTTTTCAAAGTTTCGTTGTTTATAAAGGTTTTCGCCCAAATATTTAATTCCTCGTTACTTAATGCGCCCAATTCGTGAAGCAATTTAATTAAGTTCCTCCTGTCATCTGGTTTTAATTCTTGTTTTTTGATTGTTTTCATTCTTTATTTTTTAAAATTTAAATTATACCATTCATAAAAAGAATCAAAATCTTTGGCGATGTAGTAAATACCTTTTGAATTTTCGACAGATTTTTGATATATTTTTTGATATATACTTTGTCTATCCTTTCCAATTTTTACCTCAATCATTACTGGTTTTCCTTTAATTATTGCATGAATGTCAGCAGTTCCTCGCATCATCGCACTTTTTACCCATCTACCTTTTACTTGACGTGATATATTATTTACTCGTTCAACATGACACTTATTTAATTCTAAAAATTGCTTTATTGCTGATGTTAATTCGTTTGCTGTCATAAATCTTTTTCTATTTGTCTTTTTTTCTTTATTTCTTTAAATTTATGATAAGCATCTGATAATGGTTGAGTTTGACCTAATCCTTTACACCAATAATCATTTCTTAAAATTACTTTACACATTCTTCTCCATGATGGAACCCAACATTTAGATTCTAAATCTTCCGGTGCTTCATCTGGTATTTGTAAATACCCTCTATCTTGCCAACCTTTAATGAATTTTTTAAATCTTTCTCTATAATGTAAACTTGTTTTTTTTGGCATTGTTGAAAGTAATAAATTACAAAAAGATTGCCATGTATGACCATTTGGTTTTGATATTTTATGGTATCCTGTTATATTTCCATTCTCTTGAATATATAATGCACCGCTATTTACACCATTAACTCTTGATACTAACTTATACCATGTTTCTGGCTCTAAAATATGATATAACCACAAACCTCTTCTTTGGTCATCTCCATAAGGTTGACATAATCTTTGTTGAGATATTTTAACTCCTGCCATTGTCATTTTATCATAAATTTTATTGTGTGTCAATTCCTTATATTTAGAATGAAAAATCCATATATCTTGTGTTTTCCAATCATAGATAGGATAAATATTAAATAAATTACTTGATACTTTTGTTGACCATTTCCAATTATTAAACATTAATCCATCTTTTCTTGATATTATTGCTCTATATCTGTGTAATGATTCATCTGCTCTAATACCAATAAATGCAGCAGTTGTTTTACCTTTAGAATACCATTCACCAAAAATTACCATAAATTCTTCAAATTCCATTTTTGGAATATAAAAATCATATTGAGATAAATCACTTGCTTGTTTTGGTTTTTGTCTTACCCAAACATCCTTTTTTTCTTCATCCCAACAAATCCATCTTGGCTGATAATTACTTACTGCATTTCTTAATAATAATTCACCACATATCCAATGTAAATCAATATAATCTTTATACATTTCAATCATATCTTCAATATGTTTTATTGTATCATTATATTGTGCTTCTAAATCAATTATTAAAAAACCAACTTTTCTATTTCTTTTTTTAGCTTCAGATAATACTAAATGTGACATTACACTACTATCTTTTCCTCCAGAAAATGAAATGTATATTTTTTCAAAATTGTCAAATACTTTTGAAATTCTTTCTCTACTTGCTTCAAGTACAGTTTTTTCGTTATAAACTTTTGTTGCCATATTAATAAATATTTACTTGTCTACCAATTGATAATGCTTCTTCCATTGTAACCTCTAAACGATTATATTTTTTCATCCAAATGTTTAAATATTCTAATGCTATTTGATTAGCTTTTTCTTGTTGTTCATTATTTAATAAATTAAATCCAGAACAAAATTTAGATGGAATACCTGTTGCATAACACATAGCTGCTTGTCCTAACCATGCAATTCTATTCATTGCTTTATTAGTAAGATAATGTTCACATGAATTAATCCATTCATTTAATACTCCATTCAATCCATTTTTAAATTTTTCATCATCAGATAAAAATTCAGCATAAAATTTTTCACATTCTTCTGCTTTCATGCCTTCTTTTTTTGAAGCATAAAAACCTGCTTTATGACATTCCCATTTTTCCCATGTATGAAAAATTCTATCTGGGTCATTTGTGTTTACTGTTCTATAATTTTCCAATTCTTCATTAGATAATTGGTCAGTTAATTCTTCATAGTTATGAATTGAATCAGATGCTTCCCATGATTTACTAAAATCATCATCTTTAAAAATATCTTGTAAACCTGTTATTTGACACAATCTTAAAATTTCTTCTTCATCCATACCTAATTCTCTTGCAATTCTTTCATTTTTCCAATTTCTATTTTTTAATTCTAAAATTATTTCACTCATGGCATCAATTTGATGTTTACCTCTTGCTCTATTATGTCTAATTGTTGATGCTATTCTATCATTTTTATCTTGTTGTTCTTTTCTAATTATTACTGTTGGAGTGTAACCATAAACTCTTTGTCTTACTATTTTTGATTCTTTACTTACTCTTGTTCTATGAAATCCATCAACTACTTCAACTTTATCATCTTTAGGAAAAGTTACAACAGGTTGTGTATATCCATCATTCATGATAGATATTTCAAGTAATTCCATTTCTGGAGGTGCAACTTTATTAGGATTATAATCGTTTGCTACTACATTTTCACTTGAAACCCATTTTACAAAATCAACAGGCTCATTTTTAAATGGAGAATATTCATGTATAAATTCTCTTATTGAATTAATAAATTCAATTTTTTGATTAAAATCACATTCATTTAATGATTGTAAAATTAATTCTTCGATTTGTTTTTGTTTTTCTTTCATTGTTTGTGTTGTTTTTATTTGTTAATATTCGTAATTTTCAATCTTAGTTAGCTGAGGTATTATTTTTGCAATTATTTCACCTGGTTGACCATTTCTAAACTTTTTAATATCAATAATAAATAAATCTGTTGATGGCTGAGTAAATCCTTTTATTTCGATTTCATTTATTCCCATCATGTCTGGTCGATAGCAAAAAATAACCATATCAGCATCCTGCTCTATTGCACCAGATTCACGCAAATCGCTTAACTGAGGTCTTTTATCTGCTCTCTTTTCAATATCCCTGCTCATTTGACTTAAAGCAATTACAGGTACATTTAATTCTTTAGCAATTAATTTTAAACTGCGTGATATTTCGCTGATTTGTTGTTCCCTACTTGACCTTTTACTTTCAGAATCCATTAATTGCAAATAATCAACTATTATCATTTGAACTCCTTTTTCCTTTACTAATTTTCTGGATTTATTTTTAAATTCAAATGTTGAAAGTGATGCAGATTCATCAATATAAAGAGGCATTTTATTTAAAATGTTACTCCTATCAATTAAAGTTTTTATTGAATTTTCATTTAACTTTTTCATGATTATATCCTGTGAGTTAATACCAGAAACAATACTTAGCAACCTACCAACTAATTGCTCCTTGCTCATTTCAAGACTAAAAAAACCAACAGGAACTTTATTTAAAATTGCCGAAACTGCAAAATTCATTGCTGCGGTTGATTTTCCAGAGCCAGGTCTACCTGCCAAAATTATTAAATCAGATTTTTGCCAACCATTTGTCTGAGCATCTAATTTTTTTAATCCTGTTGCGATTCCAAATGTTTCTTTTATGTCTAAACTTTTATAAAGTTCAGCAATCAATTTATTTTTAATGCTTGTTAGGTCATATACATTTGATGCAGGAATTTCACCAATTAATCCATCAATTTCTTTATTAAATTCATTAATTATGGCAAATGGGTCATAAACTTCATTTTCACTTTTATAAGCAATTTGATTTCCTATTATAAATAATTTATTGCGTAAATAATTCTCAATCAATAATTTAATGTTTGTTGCAAGGTCAATACTACCTCCAGTTAAGTTACAAATCTTAGCAATAAACATTTTACCATCCTTAAGTTCGGAAAAATCACCATTTTTTCTGATTTGTTTAATGACCGAATTGATGTCTATAAAATTATTGCCTTTAAATAGCGTTAGAATCGCTTTAAAAACGATTTCGTGACCTCTTATGGAGAAATGCTCAGACTTGAGGGTTTCAATCGCTAAAACGCAATCTAATGGGTTTTGGATGCAAACACCTAAAATTTTTCTTTCAATTTCCTCAATCATAATAAATTTCCTGTTTTAAAAGTTGGTTTAATTTCTTGATTTTCAGAGTTTTTCTCCCAAGTTCTTACCGCTGCTTGCCAATTTTTCATTGGATTTTTACCAATCTTCCAACCATTTGCCTCATAGTAGTTCCAAAATTTATCTGGGTCAACCCCACGATTTCGTTCAAAACAATATTTTTTAACCTCTTCCAAATTCGGTTTATGTTTTTCCCCCTTTACCCCCTTTTCTTTTTCATTAACATTAACATTAACATATTCATAATAGTTGTCTAACTCTTTAGATACACTTAGGTAAGTGTTCAATTTATCAAGAGTAACACCTTGATTTTCAAGTAACTTAACAGCACTTATCTGTTGTTTTACTTTACTCTTTGGAAAATCTGGATATTGGAACTTTAAATAAGCAGGCATAAAAAAAATACCATCATTAAGTGTTACTAATCTGTTACCTAACTCTTTAAAAATTAATTCAAAATTTTTTATACCTGTTTGAAATTCACATAACTTTTTATTGAATTTAAATATACCTGCATGGTCACAATTTGTTATGTAATAGATAAAAAATAATTTAGAATCCTTACTCAAATCGCTAAACCACTCATCATTAAATAAATTCGTGTCAATAAATCTTTTTGCCATAATCTATGCTTTAAATGTTTTTATAATATCATACCTACGTTTAACGCATGGAATTATCAAAACTCCAACAAACCATTTATTTTCTAACCTATCCCACATTAAATGAGATGTAGTTCCATGTTCGGCAGTCCATTCAAAACATTCAGCCATAGCTTTTCTTAATTTTTTCATGTTTTTAAATTTTAAAAAACCGAGCCAACAAAGGACTACCTCACGCAGAAGTTTATTAAAAACTGCTTAGAGCAATGTTGGACTCGGTATATTTTAAATGTTTTCATAGAGGTAGTCGGTGTCAAAATTAAGTATGATTTAATAAAAAAAAATATGTAACTATAAAAGTTATTAACATATTTACTAATTTTGAAAATAAATAATTTAAACATGGCAAAGAAAGCAATGAAAAAAGCAGCAGTTAAAAAAATGGTTAAAACCGTTAAAGGCAAAAAATAACTGCGAAAAACTACTGCATTAATTTTGTGGTAGTTTTTTTTTAAATTTGTGATAATTACACTTATTTACATTTTAAATGGGATTTAAACAAGGAAATCCAGGAAGACCAAAAGGTAGTACCAATCACCTTACTAAAACTGTAAAATCGGTTGTTTTAGAGGCTTTTAATAAACTGCAAGAACATCCGACTGCTAACATAGTCACATGGGCAGAAAAGAATCCAAAAGACTTTTATTTAATTGCTTCTAAGTTAATTCCAACTGAGGTTAGCGCAAAAGTTGAAAATACTACTCCTGTAATTATTACATTACCTAACGGAAAAGAAATTGAATTTTGAATATATCATTCAAAGACAATCCAAAGCAGGCTGAATTTGTAGAGCAGGCAGTTATTTCGGCATGGGGTGAATCTCCTTATAGATATTTATGTTATGGAGGAGGAATCAGAGGAGGAAAAACATTTGCGGTTTTAGGTACTTTACTTTTGTATTGCAGAATGTTTCCAGGCTCACGTTGGGTTATTTATAGGCAGGATTTCCCATCATTACAAGACACCACAATTCCATCACTTGAAAAGATTATTGGTAATGATGCTAACTTTAAATGGAGTAGGGATAAATCTAATTACCATATTGAATATTTAAAAAACGGAAGCAAGATATTTCTATATGGTGAGAATATAGACAGAGACCCAGACTTAAATGCAATGCTCGGACTTGAATGTAATGGTATTGTTTTAGAGCAGGTTGAGGAACTTTCGGAAACGTTGTTTAATATGGCTCAGACTCGTATAGGCTCATGGTATATTCCTGTGATGCCTAAACCAATGATACTAATGACTTTGAATCCTACTCAAAAATGGGCAAAGAACGTATTTTATGAGCCATACAAGTTAGGTACTATCGAAGCACCATTTAAGTTTATTGAGGCTCTTCCAAAGGATAATCCTTATGTTACAAAAGAACAATGGGAAGCATGGGAACGTTTAGAGGGTAGATACAAAGCGCAATTCATAGAGGGTGATTGGACTGATTTTACAAATCGGGATAACATTTGGTGTTTTGCTTTTGAACGAAAAAAACATTTATCTGATGTACAAATAGATTCAAAATCATTAATTTACCTATCATTTGACTTTAACCGCAATCCAATAACCTGTGCGGTAATTCAACATATAGATGGGCAAATAAGGGTATTAGAACAGATTAAACTAAGTAATTCCGATATTTATAAGATATGTACCTATATTAAGGCAATGTACGGAAATTCAATGTTTATCGTAACAGGTGATGCAACAGGTAAAAACTCATCCGCAATGGTACAGGACAACATCAACTATTACACTATTATTCAGCGTGAATTAAGACTAAATACTCAACAAATCAAAGTTCCAACAGTCAATCCTCGTATTGAGGAAAATCAAGTTTTGGTAAATTCAATATTCGCAAACTACAATATAACTATCAATGCGGAAAAATGTAAGCCTTTGATATTCGATTTAGAGAATGCGAGAATGAGAGCCGATGGAACTTTAATAAAGGAAAATAGGGATGATATTACTCAACAACTTGACTGCCTCGACTGTTTAAGATATTATATTAACCAATTTCATGGAAACTTTATAAAGTTAAGGTCAATTTAATTATTTTTGTTATCGTGAATCCAAAAGACAAAGCAGCCGAAATATTAAATAGACATAAATTGTGCGTTAGAGCAGGAGATTATCCATTTCAATACTTTGAGGCAGTAACCAAACGCCATGCTACTGAAAGTGTAAATATTATTTTGTCTTTAATAGATGATAAATTCCAGGGATTTATGGATGCAGACCTTATTGCATATTGGGAGCAAGTAAAAAACGAAATAAACAAACCATGATAACCAATCTTTTACTAATTATTTTAAGCAGCCTGTTTACTCTAGGATGGCAATACTCTACAATGTATGAGCCAGAGAACGCTGACCATAAAAACCCATTTGGAACACAAATTCCAACGGATAAAGAGATTGCATGGTGGTTTCGTTATTACATCGGTAACTTATTTTATCGTTACTTGCCTTATTGGAAAGGAATTTGTAAACCATTATTCATGTGTATTGTTTGTATGGGAGGTTTTTATTCGTTTTGGATTTCAGTAATCTATCACATAATAAATCAAACACCGTTAACATGGCATCTGGTTTTAAGCGTTATTCTGGTTACTATTTGCACCGCAGGGTTGAATCGAATAATCCGCACCAACCTATGAAGCAATTCGTTGAACAATTAGGATGGAAATATATTGGTGATTGCGGATGCAGTCCAAAAAAAATGATGTTCTCAAATCCAAACGTTCAAGGATTTCAATTATGGATTTCTAAGCAATATGATAAAATGTTTATTAAGAAACGTTTTGACAGGGAGATGAAAAATATTGCGGTTGCAAACCAAACGAATTACGAAACAATATATAAACACCACATAAAATGAGCAAAGACTTTACCACAAGAATCAGCGAAAGACCAATTAAAGAGGTTTTTCCAAACGCATTAGGAATTATTAATTATGCTTTCACTCTTAAAGGAGTTGATTATTACGAATGGTCAGATATAAACTCTGTACCCTGCGAGAGAGGATTTCATGCCTTATCTTTTTACAATGAATTACAAATGAGATGCACTCGTGATTTTCTCAAAGCGCATTGTCAAGCAGTAACGGATGTAATAAACGATAATACAGGAATCAAAATAACTAAGTTGGCTAAATTAAACATGGTTATGGAGGAACGTTTACAATTACTCCATGAGCCAGAAATAGCTGCCAAACTATTATCTGTTGTATTCTTTGATGAATCAGAGAATCCGCATCGTTTCGACTATGCTCACGCAGCAAAAAAAGCTAAAACATTTCTCGAAGTTCAACAAGATGAGTATATGTATGATTTTTTTTTCTCTCAGCCCATCGTAAAGTGGATTCCTTATTTAAATTCGTTAGCAGCAGATTTTCCTCAATACTGTCAGACAACGATAGCGATAACGAAGGAGCAATTGAAGACCATTTCTACGATGCTATCAGAGGTAAACAAGAACAGCGACTCATTCAGTTGGCTAATGTCGCAAACGCAAGAGGATTCACTCTTAATGAAACTAAAGACTTAAGTATTTATGAATATTACCTCTTTGTTGAGGACTTAATTTTAAAACAAGAAAAAAATGGAAAGGATAGTAATTGATATAACAAGCGACCCAAGTAAGTTACAAGCAACGATTGACCAATTAAATAAAATGGGAGCAGTTGATGCAAAAAATGCTCAGCAGTTTAAAAAAAATAATCAAGATTTTAATAATGGATTAAATAATACATCAAAGATTGCAAGTGTTGTAAATGATAAAATAACAAGTATTGGAAAAACAATTGTTGCTGCATTTGCAGTTGAAAGGGTTTTTTCTTTTACAAAAGAAATAATAAATGTTAGAGCTGAATTTCAAAAGTTTGAAGCGCAATTAATAACTGCTTTAGGAAATAAATCAGCAGCACAAGCAGCATTAAATAGAATAACTCAACTTGCAAAAGAAACTCCATTCAGCGTAAAAGAACTAACTGAAAGTTTTGTAAGATTAGCAAACAGGGGAATTAATGCAAGTAATCAACAGTTAAAAAAATTAGGTGATGTTGCTGCTGCATTAGGTAAACCAATGGAACAGGTTATTGAGGCAATACTTGATATTAACAACACAGAACGTTGGAACGAATTAGGAGTAAAAGTAAAAACAAATGGAGACAAAATAACGGGTACGTTTAAAGGCATGACCGTAGAAATGGAAAAGACTGAAGAGGGAGCAATGAAAATGATTGAAAAATTTGGTGAACTCGATACAGTTACAGGTGGGATGGAAAGACAAATGGAAACATTAGGTGGTGTTATGTCTAATTTAGGTGATAATTGGGATAAACTTTTAAATGCCTTAGGTGAACAAACGCAAGGGGTATTATATGATACAATTAACGCATTAAGTCAAGGCA